AGGAGACCGCAGGGAAATGCTCCAAATCAGGATCGACTCCTCAACAGCTGTTAGGTATAAGAAGGATTCATGCTATTGTACTTCCTGAGATTGTGGAATTCCTAGGGTACAATAAAAAAAGAGATCCTGAATCCTTGAAGGATATGGAAGGATGGATCGAAACCAAAAGAGAAGGCCCTCGTCATTATGGTTATGAGGTAAATGATGTATACCGCTCTAAGTGTAGCTTCTGTCAGGTCAGTAATGGAGATTCTATGCAGACTCCTACTTCCTGGGCATTTCTCGGAGCATTATGGGACTGGACGAGAGCATGCTGGGATTGGTCACAGCCTCTGTATTGGGAAATGGGAGGTAAAGGATTTGAGCCTTGGAAAGATTCAGCGATACTCCCTATAGCAGAGATTCATGACGAGATTGTATCAGAGGGAGACGATGATGGACACAATGAATGGAGACTTCTTGTGAAAGAGAATATCATGAGTCGAGGAGTGCAAGATGAGTTTTATACTGTACGAGTGACGGTAGAAGGAGGGATTATGAAATGTTGGTCGAAGGACGAGGATACTCACAGGTACAAAAGTAAGGTATGGGTAGATCCAGATAAGAAATATTTAGAGGAGGCAAATAAATGACATGGTGGAAAAGAGTCTCTAAATTGAAAAGAGATAAGAGTAAGTCAGAGAAGAGGGTAAGAGAGCAGTTGGAGAGTAGTGGACTGGACTTCGGATATGAGTGTGAGAAGTTTGAATATCCTGTACGCATTCGACTTCCTTTAGTGTCAGTCAATTCGGCAAAGGATATTCACAATCCTTCCTTATGGAGAAGAATGACCGGCAACTTTCATGAAATTCATACCTACACTCCTGACTTCTTTGTAAAAACTAAATCCGGGAAGACTGTGATTATTGAAGTGAAGGGAGAGTTTAATGCATCTGATCGAGAGAAGATTAGAATCATGAAGAAGGTCTACTTTGATAAAGGACTAGACTTCAGAATGATATTCGATAGAAGTAAGAGTAAATTCAGCAAGACTAACAGTAAGACTTATGGAGAATTTTGCGATCAGTATAAAATTCTCTATGCAGATAAGGAGATCCCAAATGAATGGCTCAATGAATTTAATAAATAAAGATGTTGATAAGCTATACGCCAGATATTTTGGAACTGAATGGAGATGGAATCACCTGCATAATATTATAAATTATTTACTCACTCACGATCTAGAGGAGGCTATTATAGGAGATATTCCTGTAGTTCATCATGCTAATTGTGATACCGTCCGGGAGATAAGAGACTTTGCGTCCAAGAAGACTAGCCAACTATTGCCATCACGTCTGAAGGACCCATTGAGAGAATTAAATGCTAGCGAGAGGGAATATGTGATGATAAGGGCACACTTTCTTGATAGGCTCGATTGGATACTTCAACAATTAAGAGCTAGAGAGGCGCGAAGCCTAGATAAACACGGAGAGGGAAATCCTTATACTGTGAAGTTTATCAATACCTATAAAAAGTTATTTATAAACAGCTCTGAAGAGTATACCTATATCTGTAGGCTGGAGAGAGAATTAAAGAAAATAAATTACATCTAGGAGGGTACGATGTCTGATCTAAATACGTCTCATTTTACAGATGACGAGATGAAGATCTTTAAAAAGATTAAAAAGTTCGAGAAGCTTGCACTTAAAGCTCTACCCAAAGATAGCAAAGCTGGGATCACCTTGACTGTAGATCATAAAGCGAATAGTAAGGATAAGGGACCATTACATGATAAATCAGAGTTTACTATCAGAGTAGAAGTTCTAAGGGATGCTGAGGAGTTTGGTAAGGCATTAGATGAGTACGTAGATAAAGTGACTCAAGAGTTTGAAGAGAAGAAGGAGGAAGCCGAGAAGAAAGCCCAAGAGATAGCAGATAACAGAGAGAAGGCCATGAAGGATAACGATATCAAGGAAGGAGACCTGAATGGCACGACGATAGAGACAGCTGTTTTTGGATGTGACGGAGAACTTCTCTCGGCTAAAGTTCTAGGGAAGGATGGCGAGATCTTTCGATTAAAAGCGGATAAGAATGGGAAGGTAATCCCTTCAAGGCTTATTTAGGAGAAATTAAATGAAACTTAGTAACTCTCAGCAAGAGGCTTTAGAGCTAGTCCTATCAGGGCAGAACGTTCGAATCTTTGGAGAGGCAGGAAGCGGTAAGAGCTTTCTAGTCGAGACCATTCGAGAAAAGTTCGAAGGAGATCTAGCGATCACAGCCACCACAGGACTCGCAGCCTTGAACATTGAAGGGAAGACTATTCATAGCTGGCTAAAGACAGGACTTAGCTCCTGTGTAAAGGATGTCAGTAGGAGAGCAATGAGGGACGATCTCCCAAAAGCAGATCTCCTATTGATTGATGAGATATCATTCGTAGATGGAGCTTACTTTGATATGATCTACGAACGACTTCGACAAGGTATGGATGAGTTTCCTCAAATCGTCCTGATCGGAGATCCCGGACAGCTTCCTCCAGTGAAGCTTCGATATCCGCTGGAAGAGTCATCAGGTTATAAAAAGATGAACTTCACAGATATTCATCTCAAGGAAAACTTTCGACAGTCTGATCCTCAATTTAAGCATCATCTACAAAAGATGAGAGATATGAAGACCTTTTCATCACTGGATAAGTATTATTTTAATCAACGGCTTATCGACAGATCCGATGCAAGGGAGGACACCGTATTCCTGTTCGCGACTAATAAAGAGGTCGATAACCTAAATAATACCAGACTAGAGCTGTTAGAGGGGAAAGGTAAGTCTTATTCTCCTAGAATAATCAAGAATAAAAGATTAAGTGAAAAGATGCTGAAAAGCATGTTAATCGATAACCCTCTCAAACTTAAAGAGGGAGCGCAAGTTCTCATTACAAGTAATTGTCAGGATCAAGGTCTAGTGAATGGGGATAAGGGAATCGTTATCAAGCTTAAATCAGACTCAATCATCTTGGATATATTCAGGACAGGAGAGACTATAGAGCTTTCCAGGAAGTCCTTTCTTATTAGGGGAGATTTTAATCAGGTCGTAGCCTCTTATGAGGTATTCCCTTTAAAGCTAGGTTGGGCAATGTCAGTGCATAAGAGTCAGGGGCTGACGCTGGATCATGTAACTTTCGATCCCAGTAATGTGTTTGATCCTAGACTTATTTATGTGGCCTGTAGTAGAGTAAGAAGAATAGAAGATTTAAATCTGTTAGAGAGGTTATAATGTTAGGAATATTTTTAGATACAGAGACGACAGGACTAAGTGCTGATTCGGCAAAGATTCTAAGCTTAGCTTTTAGAGTTATCGATTTAGTCACTGGAGAGGAGCTTGGAAGCTTCTCAACTCACATCAAGCACCCTAAAAAGGTATGGGATGATGCACATCCAAGAGCGTTAGAAGTGAACGGGATGTCTTGGAAGAAAGACGGCCATAAAGGGAAGAATCAGAAAGAGACGATGAAGCTAGTGACTGCAAAGCTCTTCGCCCTAATCAAAGATAGGAAAAGTTGCTTCATTTGTCAAAATCCTTCGTTCGATAAATCTTTCTTCAATAAATTAATACCAAATGATATACAACGTAGGTACAAACTTCCTTACCATTGGTTAGATCTGGCCTCTATGTTTCTAATGCACTCAATCAAGTCAGGAACCTTGAGCAATGTAAAGAGTCTATCTAAAGATAATATTGCAAAGGCGTTAGGACTCGTCAAGGAGGACGACATTCATACTGCTATGGGAGGAGTTGATCGCCTTATTCTCTGCTTTAATAAGCTGAAGGAGGTGATATCATGAAAGCTCCTTCTGGATGGATAAGATCGGTAGTGGACAAGGCACTTTCTAAATCATCGTGCGAGCATTTAGAGATGAGTGTTGATACTTATTTGCAGCTTTGTAAAATGTTTCACGGAGTAAGACCTATTAATCTCTGGGAGAAGAGGTGTTTTTCAGTGGCAGGCGTTCCTATAAGGTTTAATGATAGACTTAAATATTGGGAGGTGATCTAATGAGTATCGAGGCCATAGCGCTTGCAACATTAGCGAACTCGTTAATGATTTTAAAACTAATGTTTGAAAGGAGATAAGTAATGGCCCTTGCACATCAAATAGAAGATATGCGAGATGCCCTCCAAGAGCTTCGAGATCATCTAGAAATGGCACTGAGTCTTGGAGATACCGAGACAGCTACTCACTTATTGGTCATCAAAAGAGAGTGTGAAGAGAGGCTTGTAAATCTTTTAAATATCTTAGGAGATTATTAAGATGAAAATGTATCCACAGTATACAGATGAACAGCTCGTAGAGGAGTTAGAAAGAGAGTGCGAATTCATTCAAAGAATAAATAAGACCGGCAAGGTATCTAATGGATTCTATAATAATTTCTCAGTGTACGCAAGGCAGGAATCATTACTCAACGCACTCAGAGTGAGAAAGGAGGAAGAGCTGTTTGATATAAAAGTCACCTTAGAGTCTTTAAGGGAAGATCAGAAAAGGATTCCTGAGCTAGAGACTAGGCAAGAGGAATTGGAGAAAGAACTTAAATCTATAGGGAGGATTAAAGAATGATTATACTACTCAGCGGAGCTATTAACTCCGGGAAAGATACCGTAGCCGAGTTTCTGAAGAAGAACCACGGTTATCACGTCGTGAAGTTTGCTCAAAGATTGAAGGAAGAGGCTGCTAGGAATTCAAACATCCCTTTGGATCACTTCGAAGATCGGGAAGAGAAGGAAAGGGCCAGAGAGTGTGAGGCTTTCGGCATTAAAGCCAGCCTATCTCCTAGAGATTTAGCTATTCTCACTGGCATGATTGCTAAGATCGGCAACCTTCATGTCTGGGCAGATTCTCTGATTGAGGAGATTAATAGTCATGAGAAAGTGGTCATCTCGGATTGGAGATTCCCTAAAGAGCTTACTAGGGTTGCGCATAATCATCCTGGAAGAGCTGTCATTCCTCTCGAGATTGTCAGGCCAGGAACGGGTCATATTAAAAATGGAGCTGAAGGAAGATTGACAAAAACTCCTAAATCCTATATAATCGATAATATTGGAACACTAGAAGATCTTGAAAAAGAGACTGCCTACGTGTCCCAATGTGTCGAAGAATGGAGCAGGGGAGATAATCATGTTTCAGTTTCAGTGGACGGATGAGCTTAAGACAGAATGTGAGGATATGTACTGGTTAATGAATTTGACCTATATATCCTCTCCTAATATAAATTTAATGAATGATTACATCCCCTTTGAAGAGGGACAACAAGGGAGGCAAGAAGATGGATGTGACGGATTTAATTCCTCGAGAGATGGAAGACTTTGATGAGATTGAACAATTTCTAGAAGAGAGTCAAAACGCAGATTCAGCAGTAACTCTGACGACTGTAGAGAATGGAGAGACCACTCAAACGGTCGTAGTGCCTGAGACAATGAAAGCTGATAATGAGGTGCCGCTAACAAAAAGAAAGAAGGCTCTCAAGAAGCTAGAGCAGATTCAATCAGCCGTTTCAGCTCTTGAAAAGGCGCAATCTGCACTAGAGAAGGCTTTAGAGTCTGAGAAGGTTAAGTTCGGAAAGTCCTTATCCAAAATGCTGACAGCAATCGATATCCTAAAAGAAGAGCTTAGCTAGATGGAAATTGCAGCTTGGGCACTGACTGTCCTGTCTATATTAGGGAATGTGTTCGTCAACTTTAAAAGCGTATACGGAATGTGGTGCTGGACAGTGGCGAACATTGGATGGATAATTTATTGTTCGATGATAGGACAGTCAGCTCAGATAACTCTTTTCTCTGTTTATCTAGCTCTAAGTCTTTGGGGAATATGGAATTGGAGACGTTAATATAAAATTAACACTAAAAGTCTGAGAATAAATTCAGAACTGTGCTATAATAAAGATAGAGGGAAATTTACAGGGAGAAAGTCATGGGGAGCTATTTAATAATTACATTCACACTGATCACATCGCTAATATTCTTACCCGCTTACATAATTATTAATGCGCTATCAAGAGAGGTAAGATCATGAACGCTGCACAGCTTGCTTTTAAATTCATTCTAGTATGGGGAATTGGAATCCCTGCCACCTTCTCTTGGGAGACAATAGACGACCTAAAGGAAGTAGGTATAACTAATGTAGAGATCGTTAAAGAGATTCCAGGAATGCCTAATGCTGCCGGAGCATATCGCTTCAAGGATCAGAAGATCTTCTTAGATCGGGACCTGGTAGCAGGAAATAGAGGACGCTCAGACGTAATAGCTGCTCATGAAGTGATTCATATGATCAGGCACAAGAACGGCTTGTGGAGCGATGATATAGTCTTCGAGGAAGCGATAGCTATCTACGGCACTAGACGAGTAGCAAAAGAGCTGTTTGATGTGGACTACACCATTAATTTGGAAAGGTACTGGAGAGAGACAATGAAGGCTAATGGTTTGCCTGTAGACTCCTCAGTGGATGATGAGGCCGTAGAGGCTGCCATACTGGAAGTCTTGGAACTATTATCTTCTGGCAAATTCTAAGGAGAGTGATTGATGTTGATATCTAAATTAAAAGAAGGGGATGAGTTTATATTTCCTATAAGCTATTGGAATAAGTGGAAAGTAGACTATGTGTCCGAGAAGTACGTACACTGCTCTTATATTGATCCTATTTCCCCTCGACCGATGTGCTATAAGTTCTCGAAGAGAGGGGACGTGCTATTAATGAAACATATAGATAGAGTAGCAGAGGCCCTTATATGTCATAATCTCCTTTATGAGAAATTTGATGATCCTAAGATTAGCGATAGTCGGTATGATTATTTAAATTCCCGATACTTTATGGTATGCGATCATTACGAGTTGACTCCTCATAAATCAGTAGTTCGAGATTCAGGAATGATTAAAGTTTCCGCCCTTGCTAAAAAACTAGACTCGCTCAGTAAAGAAGAAGTGGAAGGGAGATTGCTCAGGCTATATAAAGCAGCAGGGCCTATTGTAATGGGAATCTACTAAAAGGGAGGTATGTATGGATTTTAAAAACTTAGAGAAAGCTGCTAGAACTTACTTTAGATATCGAGAATCTGAGGAAGAGCTGCTTCAGGACTTAAAAAATAGTTCGACCATATCCGGAGTGATCCGCATTTCTCCGTCCGCGTACCCTTCCGACTGCCGGGATATAGAATTTGTCGGGGATGGATTTGAGATAACTTTTAGGAAGTATATGATGGAAAAAGACAGGAAGAAGGAAGAGAAGAGCGGACCTTCCTTATAGTGGAAAGTTTTACTTCAAAAATTAAGGAGCTTATTATGATTAGATATCTTGTCGCAAGCCTGCTAGTATTCGGAAGCTGTAGCCTGCCTAGCGAGGCAGTATCAAGAATAGAAATCCCTCGATCGAGTCCAAGGCATGTTCCCCAACAGCTGTTTAAAGATATTCTAGGGTCTGTCCTTGTGGATCGTAAAGTAGTTGTCGAGATTCCTGGCGATCCCTTGAAAGCTCGTTTACTCTTTCTTAAGATTCAAGAGGCTCTTAAGTATTATGGAGTATTGACTAAATTTGAAGTTCTCGAAGAAAAGGGCAAACCTTCGGTGGGGACTTATACTTACTATAGGGATATTAAAAGTTTTAGATAAACTCTGGGCACTCGAGAGTATAAACAAGAGTCGGAAGGGTAGCACTAAGTGATTAGGCGCTATCTTCTCAGATTCAGGATCTGGCTTCTTTCCCTGCGAGAGGCTAAATAATGCAGGGACTTAATTACATAGTCTGAACGCATCGTAGCGGTAAAATGTGCTAGTCGGAATTGACCGGCAGGAGACTTTAAACTAAAGGCTAGGTGAGGGAGTTGTTGCCTATCACCTTTACTAGTGAAGAGTTATTGATCTAGGGCCGTACGCTACATTTTCTTTAGGAAATAAGGGCAATTTTATAAAAAGAGACCGTGCGATCTTTCAAATAAATAGGAAATGTGTTATAATAAAGGAATAGAGGAAAGGAGGGAAGTCATGAAAACATTACTCATTATAGCACTGTCAGTAGTCGTCCTAGAGGTTACATCTTTTGTATTAGAAGAGTCCGGCCTAACAGGGTTATCTAAGAAACTAAAAACGGCTTTGGTAAGGGATTGATTATGGATTACGCTCGGATAAAGGAGCTGAAATATTGGAGATCTCGGGTGCTTCTATTTAGTTATGGATTTACCAGGAAAGAGAGGGAGCTTGCTTTCGCTAAATACTTTAAATCAGGCCAAGAACATGGGCATTGTATGAAATTCACAGATGGGGCCTGGTTAGTCATAGTACCTCGCTACCGAGATCAGTCTCTCCTGAGAGCTGTTTTATGTCATGAATATCATCACGCTCTCTTTCAAGATTGGTCGGATGAGTATATGAGTAGGAGTACGGAGGAGTATCTAGCAGATAAGTTGTCAGCGGACTTAGGACACAAAAAGCCTCTGCTTGATATACTTAAATATCATATTGATCGTCATGATAAAAAAGAATTGGACTATATTGATATAGATCTGCTAAGATCTAGATATGAAGTTTTAAATGAGTGGAGGAAGTGTAATGAATCAAGAAATCTTAAAGACGAGGCATCTCAATCTGATAGCAGATCAAAAAGACTCGAACGTGCGTTCGGCAGTGCGAGCCTTTCATGTGAAGTTAAATGGATCTCTAAATCAGATTGCTACTAAGATAAGAAGTAAAAAATTACCCCCTGTAAAATCGGCAACAATATCGCAACCCCTCCGACGATCGTTCTGATCTGAATGCGTTGTTGTCGCAGAGGTGAGATGTCTCGTTCTATGCGAGCTTCCACCTCTTTTATTTCATCATCTACTTTTTGCATTAATCTTTCATTTGATCTATCCACTTTATCACGTAAAGAGTCGAGCCTCTTATTCAGAAGCTTCAACTCTGCAAAAATCAGCATTCGATAATCTTTCACTAAATCAGTCCTTCGTCTTTCAACTTTAGAATTTCTTCTCGTATAATCTCTCGAATTCGCCTCCGTGCGCGTAGTTTGGCCTTCTCAGGTCTATCTCTACGAGAGGACTCCCATTCTTGATGAATCCTCTCTCGCTCTGTGTCAGAGAGATAAACTCTCTCACCGTTGATGATTTTAAACATCTCGCTGCCCATAAAATATCACCTTTCCTGATGCAATGTTTCCTGATGAGAATGCCAACTGAATAGCATTATAATCTCCGGCGGTATTACGCTTATGAGTGGTGTAAGTCGTCTCTAACTCTCCTCCAGACTCATAGTAGCAATAGTTTCCTATCACGCAAGGCTTCTCGGTAGCGTTGTTAAAATCGTAAAACTTAAACTCCCCATATCCTCCCTCACTATTGGCAGCATTTCCTATCCCGTCTCCTATACGCATTTCATCGATGGTCGCATCGCTATAGTTGACTAGGCCCTCGTCCTCTGTTGCCTGTAATCCTGCTCTTTGATAGTTTGTAGCTCCGCTGTCATACGTACTTCCTCCATCTGAAGAGACTCTCCAGTGAAGCTCCACGTTGTCTGTAGCTGGAAGTATATTAACTAAAACAGCTTTGTAGCGGGTGTATTGGTCGTCTAGTAGGAACTCAATGGACGAGGAAGAACTTGCCTCGACTGTCATTAAATGTTCCCACTCTTGATTATTCTTAATAGATCGGATCGACATTCCATCTTTAGTCTGATCTAGTGCCTGTACCGTCCAATCATCGCTTGCCGACTTCTGCATTCTGAAGCTTCCTAGCGGGACAACAGGGTTATTATCGTAGTCGGTTACTGTCGGCGCACCTAGAATCATCATAGAGCCGAGGGAATCTGCATCCGCACTAGAAGTTGTTCCAATATTCGCCGATGCAGGGCTTTGAGTTAAATTGGGAATCCGAGAGATACCTACCACGAAATCCGAGTAATCGTCCTTAGCCACGGCATATAAGTAGAACGTCGTATCATCCGAAACAGCTGTTGATGCCTTTGTTCCGAATAAGTTTCCTACAATATTGGAAGACCCTGTATCATCTATAAAGGTAGCGTTCGATGACATAGTTGCCCACTTCAATTGCCCTAGATTGCTCTTGTCAATGAATCCTACAATCGCTGGGTTCCCATCTGTTACTGAGGATGCCGATAAAGCTGTTCCGTCTGCTCCTGCTACGGTGAAAGTTCCTCCGCTGTAAGAGAATCCTAAGTTATGAACGAAGGGTACTCCAGGTGTAATACTTGCTTCATCTAGCCTAGCTATATAGGTAGATACGTCATTCTTGTTATTTCCCCCTAAAGGGATTTTTTGAGTTGGATTTGTTGCGACCATTTTATGCTCCTACTGCTCGCCACGCTATAGTCGATGCTACAGCTGTGGATGCGTCATTGTAAACTTTAACTTTAAATGTTTGCCCGTCATTATTATCGTAAAAGGCAATCTTATATGAATTATCTGTATTGATCGATCCGGTTATCAATGGTGGATTATGGAATCTATCGCTAAAAGTGACTGTGGTTCCGGACGCTGATACAGATTGATTTAGAACTCTTTCTTTTTGTTCCTCTAAATCGACTACGAAATCTAAAGAGGTAATCAAGGCTGGTGCGATTGTGTTGTCATTCTCTATTCTTCCGCTAAAATCTTGAGCTGTAACTTCTCCAATGCTCCAATTCTCGTAAGGATCAAATAGAACATCCCAGCTATTAAGGTAGCTCGGACCTTCCACCGGCCTCCATTCGAATTTCTGTTTGATATACCTTGCATTAATCTTGGCCTGAGATCCCCAAACTTCGAATCCGTCATAAGATCCGGCATCTAGTCTATAATCTACCGAATAAATCCCCGTGGTCTGACCACTCGATGTGCAGAGAAGCTCTGAAATGTTAGCTCCAAAAGATACATTCCTATCAGCTGTTAAATCAATCTCAGGAGCCTCATAGCTTGCCGTGGCTGGTACATTCTTGGTGCAGTCAAATAAGTCCTCTATGGTGGAATAATCTCCAGGATCGGCCTCTCTCACGTAATTTACTACTCCTGACCAGTGAAGAAAGCAATTAGTGTATGTGCCAGTAGTGCTTATTCCGCTCTCAGAAGCTCTAGATTCGAAGCTTTGATCAGTGGATAGTTTATATGCCAGCTTGAAGCTTGGATTGATTACAGCACCCTCTGTATGCCCTCTGCATAGCTCTGAGGTAATGACTCCCCATACTCTAACTTTATCATCAAATGATAGGGAAAGGGTCTCTGTGGTATATTTACTCTCTGCTACGGGAGTAGGACAGAGCTTAGCGAATGGCTCGTAATCTTCAATATTAGCCGTCTCATTATACTCCATCATTCCCTTTTGATCTTTCGGAATCAATACCCCTGTCCAATAGTGGGTATACCCATCATAAGTGCCGCCAGTGAGATCATCGTCATCCAACTCAGATATTAATGAGTTAGAGTTAACAACTGTAAGATTAGATGTCGCTGCCGTATTAGAGAAGTTTCCGGAAGTGTCCGCTGCTTTAATATAGAATTTCCAAGTGCCTGGCTTGATATCCACTGTAGAGAAGTTTGTAGCTCGGATATAATCTTGAATGGGAGTAGCATCTCTGAAAAGTCCCCCTATCGGACCATATCGTAATTCGTATCCAGCTAAATCTACGTCTGATACTCCGGGCCAAAAGAAGTTGACAATATTTCCATTCTGACCTGAATGAAGGAATGTAACATTCTCGGGAGGTGATCTTTTACCCTGCACTACGTGACTAGTTACAGTTGTCCACTCAGAAACAGCTCCTAGATTATTCCTTCCTCTGATTCTAACGTCGTATGAGGTTCCATCTTCTACGCTTGTAATGAAGTAACTGGTCTCGTCTCCGTTGATTGTGGTAATGTTTCCCCAAAGAGTCTCGCTGGTCTTTTTGATTTGAAGTTGAATTGCTCCGGCAGGATTGATCAAAGCTTCTGGATGTGCATCCCATGATGCTAGGATTCGAGAGATGATGTCTCCGGAAGGTCCTTTTAATAGTTGATCTTCTGAGCTGTCAAGCGAGAGATTGGTAGGAGCCGCTACATTAAATACATCTTGCCCTACGCTATTTCCGCTCGCCACGGCAGCAGTCTCTTCTGCGCTCCAAGACCATACACTGCTATCAATCTTTCTCAGCTTCAGAGCTGTTTTATTCTCTTGAGCTAGCATTACCTTGGTGGATATGACTTCAAATGTATCGCTTGATAGATCTAATGGAGAGTACGTTACGTTGATTACATCTCCAGGAAGTACTTGCAGTCCGTGAGCATTAGTGACAATATCTAAAGTGCCTTGCCTTGACTTATTGAGAAAGATCTTTGCCAATCTTTGCGCGGTAGCTGCGGACGTTACGAATTGATATTCGATATTTTCGGTGATTTCTTCGTTATTATCTTGAGTCTTGTAGGCAGCATTGGTAACTTTATTAAAGCTTGTAGACTGCCATAGATTAAGAGGCTCGGCATATGATCCTTTGATGGTGTTGATACTGCTTCTTCTAGATTTGGCGACGTGATAGCCTCCAGCAGATACAATATGTGACTCGTCAAGAGTTAATGTGGGAGTGCGATATTCTCCAGCTAAAACGCAGTGCTTACCTTCTGCTTTGAAAACGTATCCATCCATACAGGCTAGGATACCTTTCATGACCTCAGAGGGATCGGCTGAAGTGTCGAATGCTCCATTACAGGTATAGCGATCTTCCGATCCTCCACCCGTAAGAGCTACAGATTCCTCACAAACATTGGCAGCCGTGTTAATGTAGGTATCGTTGATTTTAATAGAAGCTCTGCCCATTCCATACCGAGCATTAGTGAGATAATCGCGATAAATAAGTGCGGGATTATCAGTATAGACTGTAGTTGCTGTCCTGGGGTCATAACACTTCGCTCCTTTTACAACAGCTGTTATGTTGGTGGGGATTCTTGGGAACAGATCCTGCTTGTACTTATACTTTGCTACGATATTAGCTATCCCTCTGCCTCTCCTTGTTGAGGGGTAAGTACTGGGTATCTCTGCTCTTAGCATTGCGCTTGCGTTCTGAGAGTCTGATCCTAGATTCTTTTCGATCGTGATATAAGAAAAGTCTCCTCCAGAGTCGAAATACTTTCCTGCATTTCCTTCCACCCCTGTCACTCTTCCCTGAGAGTCTATGGTCAACTTCTCATCTCCGAGATATACATCGCCGATCTCCTCGATCTCATGACCTGCCAATGTATAGATGCAATAGAGAGTGTGTCCGTCGTCCTCTGTATAAAACCAAGTCAATGCTCCAGCAACTCTCCTCTGTCCATAAATAACTCGAAGAGGAGGATCGGACTCTACTACGGTCTCTAGAAGTCCCGGATCGGTGATAGTAGGGGTGGGAGGCTTTTTAGCTAAAGCCGAAGCGGCTAATCCGGCAACCGAGGTTGTGACAAATGCGGTAGCAGCAGCGGTAGTGGCCATGGCAGATACAGTAGTGCCTAATGCAGCGGCAGTTGCAGCAGATGTTGTAAGATAGGTAGCTCCAAACGTTCCAATGGCAGCTACCGCAGCAGTAGCTATTGCCGGCATTTATCTACTCTCCAGCTTTCAAGTATTTTAACTTTATCAAGAAATATCCAGACCAATCCGCATCTCCCAGTAGTCAAGCCTCTTCCGTCTTTTATGATGCATGATGTAGTTCTTCCTCGAAACTTAACTAAGATGACATCTCCATTCTGAGCTTTAGATGGATCAACTTTCTTCATTTTCCATCGTTTAGCCAGGGCTATCCATAAATCTCGCAAAAAATCGGAGGATTTGTCTATCTTTAACAGCTTGAGGGCCTGATTCTGTCCATCTTTAAGTGATTTATACCCTTCAGGGGTTATACTCGCTAGTAGTTCTTTCCTCCATAGAGTCTCTAGCCACTTTACTGTGAATAGAAAGCAGTCTCTTTTCCCGTACTTAAATAATACTCCCTCAGATTCCTCAACGTACCTATTTAACTCAGTCTTCCAGTCTGACATTCGGCTCCTTATCTGTTAGCTGTTACATCACTTGTTCGTGATTTTACTGTAGGAGATTCTGGAGCTTGTCCAAAATATATCTTATTGTTTGGAATATTCGCTATATCTGCAAAGAAGTCGTCTCCTGAGAATTCCTCTTGGTGGTCGACATCTGAATATTTCCTTAGCCTTGGGCGTTTAAAATCTGAGTCCTCATCCTCGATTGTTAATGTAATCATTGAGGACTCACTAGATCCTACCATCACCGCCGAATCAAGTATTCCCTCGAATAGATAAGGATCAGATATAACCGAGTTATTACTATCCATGAATCCCATGTAGACCTTCACCGCGGAGCCTCTGATTAAGTTAGACTCTACTAATGCCCTGTTTCCGGCCGGAATTCCGTTCAAGGTTATCTTAAATTCAGCTACTTTATTCTCAGCAGTCTCTTCAATATCTGTGATTGAGATTATATTTCCTCCTCCGAGCCAGGTCTGACTATTCCACTGCACATCGTAAGGTCTGGAGCAGAAGTAAACGTCTCCGGAAGTCCAAGTGGTGTGTATGAATATGATAGGCGTGAATGAGTCGGATGTGATTTCGGTAACGACCGATGCAGTGAGATCCCTTGTCGCCATTAAATAGCCTCTTCAAAATTTAACGTGATCCTTACATTCCCCACATTGCTCACTATAACACTTGTAGCATTACTAGTCAATCTCATTTTAGTTGAGCAATCATTCACAGTTATTGAATCATTATCTGAAGGAGCAGCTTTCAGTGCAGGATTGAAGGTTAAGGTGGCATTGCCTGATCCGTCGCTTGTCACGTCTGATTCAATCTCATAAAAATAATTTCCTACCTGAAATAAGTCCCCAGCCTTCAATACGACCTCTCCATTGGCCCATCCATCCGTGATTAAACTATTGCCCGTCTGAGATGCTCCATTCACTAGAGGAGTGCCATTTCCTGTGCCTAATGGGGCTGCTCTATCGGGATCGGGCATTTGGAAGGAGTTTAACTTTCCTCGTAAAGAATTTATAAAGCCTCTCCATGGCCTCGCTTCCGAGTCAGACATTCTAGGAAGAACGGCTGTTGCCTTCCATTGGCCTACTCCATAATCTACAGTCTGGGCTTCCTTTGTGATATCTGATATCGATATTCCTACGACATGATCGAGTTGTAAATCTAATTCATCGAATCCAGGATCGCTTGGCATTGTAGGCATTTACATTTCCTTTATACTTGGTTTTTAGCTAGAGCTTCGTTAAATCCTTCGTATGTCATTCTCTTAAATGCTTCAAGATTCTGAAACATAGCCCCTTGAACTATAGCGTTTACATCGGGCATGATATTGAGAGTCTGATTAATGACATGACCTCCTGATCCTCTGCCTAGTTGATTATTTGGGACAACCTTGGCAACCGATCCGAATATAACCTCTTCCGGTCCCTTTTCTCCTACGAGAGTTCTAGTGTTAGGCATTGCTGTCCCTCCTAGAGCTTTCTTAGGAGTTGTAGCGCCTGCCGGAGGGGTGTTTCCGAATTGAGTATTCAAAAAGCCTCCCACCTTTCCTCCTACCACTGTCCCAAATGCTCCGAATAGTGGTCCGAGGAGCGCATTGAGTAGGGGATTTCCTTTACTAACTTGCCCGGCTATGGAGGAGAATGCAGAGGAGAAGGACGACTTTATGCTTGCCGACATATTTGAGGCCTTACTGGATATCGCTTCAAAAGCTGTTCCTGCCTTCTGTTCTGTGTCTTGAGCTGCTTCTCCTACCTTCTCAATACTCTCTGTGGTGGATTTGAATGGATCGTTGACTTTTATTCCTTCCTTCTCTGCAAATTCACCGAATGCTTTAGAGAAGGGACTTTCTCCTCTTCCTGTCTCAAAAAATGTTCTAACTTTCTCTGTGAGTGTTGACATTCCACTGATTACGGTATTCATTACTCCAAGAAGTGCGGTGAGTCCTGCGACTACAGGAGTAAGAGCTTCTGCAAATAGAACTAAAGTTGTCTTAGCTGTAGTGCTTAAGGCATCCTGAAACTGCTCGAATGCTGATAGAGCGCTCTCACTTATAGTGACGTTGAACATGCTGGCTTGTTCTTGCGCCTGATCTAAGGACGCTAATAGTGGTAGTAGATTTGATGCTGATCTAGCTCCTAGTAATTCTAATGCTAGTTTGGCTCGCAAAGTTTCATCTTCTATTCGAGATAGTCCGGTAAGTACTTGATTAAAAGCCTCTTGACGATCTCTCTGATTAACCTTCATGCCTGAAGCTCTTTCAAGAGTCTCTATAGCATCTTTTGCTCTTTTCGAGCCTGTCTCAATCTCGGAGAGCTTTCTTGTGAATTGTGCCATTGCCGTCTGAACATTCTCCATGGAGGTTCCAGAGAGTTCGGCCGCAAATGATAATTTCTGAAACTCTTCAGCAGCAAGTCCCATTCTCTTGGCAGATTTAGCTATCTCATCGATCGAGGACACAGCAGATCTGAAAGCAGCAGTCGTGGCTATAGCTGCCGTAAGTTGCATCCAGTTCCTCTGAATAGCATCAAATGAGAATCTGGACTTCGTGGCAAATGACTTTACCTGATCAGAGGCTCTTCGAATTCCTTGACGAAATTTATCAGTCTTCAGCTCAACTTCCGCTACTAATTTTCCAAAACTATCAGATAATGCCACAATCTTTCCTTATTCTCTATATACTATAATATATAATAGTATATTATATTAAACAGCTGTTGTGTAGTGTCTCTTCCCTTAGCTCTGCTGAGAGTGCTAACGCTATTGACGCTTCGCTCTTATTAGAGATTATAATCCCCTTCTTCAGATCTGTCAAGCTTTTTCTTTCGTTCTGAACGAATTTTTAGCTCTGCCGGGGCATCCAACTTTAGTGATATCACTTCTAATCCGGTCCTTTCTGCATTCTTTTCGCTTGAGTAGCAGCCTTTTATCCATCCATTATCAATTGTTAGAAATACGCTCTTCATCTTTAAATAACCTTTTCATTGCAAAGTCCCTATCTCTTCTGGCCTGACTCCATGAGACTTTTGGTTTGTTCCCAATCCATTTGTCATGGGAAGGGAAGTTCTTGCCATCTACTTTACTTAGATAGGCAATTTGCCACGCTTGCGATTTCGATAATGTGATGCGCTCTTGTGCCCCCTCTATAGCTAACGCCAGCTCCCAGTACTCATGCCTTGCCCAGTCGACGTTCGTCCAACCTAGCCAGCCAAAAGCCCATTTACGCAGAGCCTCGAAATCTTTCGCTACAGAGGCTACTTCTTTTTTTCGCCTTGATCCTTAATTGACTTCATCAACTCTTGAGCCTTCTTCGGTCCGAAGTCAGCAATTAAGTAAGCTAAGATCAAAGCTTCTTGAAGAGATTCCATATCCACATCTACCGACTCTAGATCTTCCTTATCCAAGTCTTTATGATTTTGACGAAGAGCTAGAAGTAATATGCCGGATATTCCCTTCTTCATAGCTAGATTAGTCGCTAGAGATTGTAAATCATGAATCTCATGATCCAAGCTCAGCTGCTCCATTTCTGAAAGGCCAAACCTAAGCTTGACCTCCCCGAGTGAGCCTTTAAGATCAAGTTTTACTTCTTTCTTAGACATCTGATACGGCTCCATTAATTAAAGCTTCACAATTGAAAACTGCTTCTGTATCATTTGAGGCTTCTAGGCTTAATCTAGTAATGTAAACGCTTGCCTCTTTTACTTGAGTACCCGCTATAGAATATCTCACCTTTAGAGTGGTTCTATTCTCGAAAGACTCTTCAAGTTGACTTATTCCTGCCTCATTTTGCACGAAGAGATGAGATACAGATATCGATCCGCCCTTACTTCCAGGTAAGAACTCTTTATTCTTTCCTGCACTCCCCTTATGAGTGGCATCTATAGTGTCCATCTCTCTAGTCAGAGTGAAGGATCTAGCAGAGCCTACTTCTGTGTAAATCGGGGAAGCATCTGTTCCTGTATTTACGAAAAAAGCGATTGAATCGCCATTCATTGCTTCAGCCATGGATTATACTCCTTTCATTCTGAGAGGTAATACTTTAAGGTTTGTCACTGCGGAATAGGTGATCTGACACTTTCCATTTCCATCATTGAAGATAGCTTTAGGAAATGGGCCTAGTACATGATATTGCTTTGTAGTGTTTCCGGCAGCCAAAGTTACAGCCTTATTTGTGGTAGCCAACGATCCTATACCAGGAAGGTTAACTGAGCTCAATTGAGCTGACACGGTAACTGTAGGAGTTCCGGAATCTTCGTTCGTAATTAATAGAAGAGTCTTTCCATCATTGATAAAAGCATCTCCACCAGACGCAGCAGCGGCAGCGGCAGCAGTAACATCTAAGCCGTCGTTGTCTGAAGTGTCTAGTTCTGATATTGTTAAATCCGCCATAATATAGCTCCTTTATACGTCTTTATAAACTTTACAAGTGTAATTCATTGATAATGCAACGCTTTGATCATCAAATGTAGAGTAGATAGGTCCATCCACTATGGATATAACCATCGTCCACCCTGAGATTGACAGCGCTTGCTTGTGTAATAAAACTCTAATTCTCTCGGCAATGGTTCCGAGAGTTTCCATATCATAAATTAAGGCTTCTCCCCCGGCAATTAACAGCTCGTACGATAATTCTCTTGCGTCTGCATTCTTCACTCCATCGTAATTACTACTGATTAGGTTAAATACGATATAGGGATATATAGTTGGCTCGGGCTGTTCGTAAATGATCGTTCCATTAAAGATAGAAGCAGCGGCCCCGGCCCCAAGATCATGAGTCCCTAACAGAGCTGTTAAAGTTCCGTCCCCATTTAATGTGTCAAATAAAGCCTGAGTTACCGAGTTCATTGGAAAAACCTTATAATCTTTTTCTTATTCTTTTTAAGAGTAGGCCAAAGGAAAGGACGTTTTCCGTGCAGCCTTCCTTTAGGATCAAATTCTAATTGGTAAGCGTATTCATCTACTGTCATTCCGTCAGGACTGTCGCCCTTCTTATTGGCCAAAATTCCTAATTTTCCCACTATACGTCCAGTTCTACGAGCTAATCGGCCGGCTACACTTTGTTTAAGTCTGGTAGAAACTTGCTTCGGAGGATCTCCAGGGCGAGAGGGATCCAGTCCTTTTTTGTAACCTGAAGGGTAACGCCTTACTGGTTGAGATCTACTGAGAAGTTTTTTAACTTGACCCTCTAACCATGCCATTGCCTTTGCCATACGGGAGGACAGATATCGCTCCATGTTTCGGATATTCTTTTCAGGATTGATAGGCACTTTAAAATAAACTCTGCTCATACGCCCTTTTGAAACTCCTTACAAAAGCACTCTAAATGATGTCCACGCCTTCCAGGCTCGTCCACTTCTTTCACTACTAGGCTTATTCCATCCATGGTAACTTTATCGCCTCTTTGAATGTCGGTTCCGGCAGGAACGAAGAGAATGTGGGACACTTCTTGGGAGAGTCCGGCAAACCTAGATCTCTCTGATCCTGACATCCTAGACAATGCGCCTCGCACTGTAGAAGATACTGTACTCTCGGACTGAGTAGCACCGCCTGCTCCGTTAGCAGTCAACGAATCTCTCTTCACTGTAATGGTGTGAGTTAGCATCCTATTGATTCCCATTAAATTCTCTCCAAAGCTCCTTTAGTAGTCTCTATCAGTGATTCAATTGATGATCCCGCAACATAAAAATTCTTATACCAAACATGATAAGAAGTGGTAATCAGTTCCGCTGTATTATTTATGTAAATTTGATAACCTCTGGCTTTCACTTTATGGCCACCGATAGTAAATTTAGTGTCCCAAATCACTTCTTTCATTACATTATCCTCTGATTTCGATAAGGCTCCAACATAGCAGCAACATCTTCAGGGATCCCATAAGAAGAAACAGCTGTTTGGAAGGCTACTGAATAGTTTCCTATCTTTTCTGAAGAGATGCCTGGCGCGACTCTATCTCTATAATAAGCCACCAATCTAACACAGGCTCCTTGTAGATCTTCTGGTACTGTAGAATACCCAGCTACATATGTCACTTTCCAGCGTCCTCTGCCTTTTCCCCATATTTGCTGATCGAATTCCAGATCAGTGGCATCGTCGTTAATGTAGATAGCTCCGTAAGAAGTATCAAGAGTGTAATTTGTTGCCGCTACTGTACTGTCGCTATTGTAGGCATCTTTGATACTTGTGACGCTGGAAATAATCCAATTAGCAGGCCTCAGCTCTTGAAAATCTCCATCAACTCTCTCATCTGTCACAGTGGCTTGCTCTAGGATCGTATCGCAGTAATTCTTAATCTGTTCGGATGCCACATTTAACAGATGAGTCAACTCTGTATCTTCAGAGGTGTCACCTATCTTTAAGGTTTCCTTAATTCTAGTAAGTGTGGTCAGTGCCATTTTCTTCTCTCACTTAAGGTTTACTACCTCGCCCAATATCTGAGATACTGAGCGAGAGAATAACCCTAAACATTAGTCCATTAAGCTGGATCCACCATGTCGAGGAAAAGTAGGAATAACTACTGTAGTAAGGACTACACCAGTTACTCCGGAAGTGGACTCAGTGACTACAACTTTCAGGAAAGAGTTAGCACCGACATACTCATCGACTCGTAAGAAGTCGTCATTAGATGACGTAATCTCATCTGTGCTTCCTTGATGAGTTTCGATATCTGTATCGGCTGCAAAAGTTCCGCCGGAAGCAGATGCAGATGTGTAAGAGATTGTGTAACCTCCATCTGTACAAACATCAACGTCATGTATAATCATAGCACCATGGTTGCCGGAAAGGTCAACCTCAGAGCTTGTAGTAGTTGCGGCAATTGCTCCACTGAACACTCTAGTACCTGTGTTGAGCATGTGCCCTAAGTTTCTCTTAGCCATAATTCAATTCTCCTTGGGCTAGTTATTAAACGTGTTCAACAAGAACGAAAGCCAACTTATCGACAGGGCCAGCATCGTATTCTACAGTCAAACGTAGACCGATCTTACCTTCGTCGATGTACTTTTCGTTAAGTCTCTGTACTCTCATTGAGCTTCTGTCATAGATCTCAAAGAAAGCCAAGTTAGCAAGCATACAGACGTCACTTCCCGTAGAAGCTGCATAGTCTGCAAAGTTGCTAAGCTCTATAGCCTCGTGTCCTAGAACTGGAAGCATTCCATTAGGAGCGCTTGGGTTTAGGAAGTAAGGACGGTTATTTCCATCTTCCATCTTCATTAAGTCGCCCATGAACTTGTTAGAGCAGAGCCAGACAATCTGATCCCTCTCTTGTTTGTACTCAGGGGCCAGCTTCTGCTTAGCATCAACAAGGATGCCGAACTGAGCGTAGCCTGAAGCAGTGCTGTCGAATGTAGACAGCTTCTGAGAGCTGACAGCTCCGATTGCAGGGAGAAGTCCGTCAGCTTGCTTCTCTGATCCGTCTCCGTTCAAGAAATCATTCTCTTCGAGTTCTGCCAATCTACGGGAGTAGTGGTTAACAATCATTTGCTCGAAAGCAACGACGCTACCGGAAAGCAGACGCTCAGGGATCTTGATAATAACAGCTCTTTGGAAAGGAATAAATTGCTGCTTTCCTAGGATGTCACTAATGCTCTCTACAGATGTACTCTCTGTCTCGTGCCTTCCTGGGAAGTTACCATCATGTTCGAAAGTGATTCGCTCATTGATAGCAGCAGCGTTAGGAATAACTGTAGCTCTCTGGCGAATATGGTTGAGCTGTCGTCTCTTCTCTAGAATCTGCTTGCTTACAGAAGGAACAAGTAGTAATCCTCCATTAGAGTCTACAATAGAAGAAAGTGCTTTACCTTCATACCGCTCATCACAATCTCTAGGATCTTGATCTTCCCAGCTCCAGCTTGCAGCCTTTTCACGGTACTGAGCGCGGTCACCTGATAGAGCCTGCTGCAAAGACTTAAGCTCTTCAATTCGAGTAGACTTCTTCTCGCCGCCTTCAGCAAAACCAGTTGTATCTTGGGGCATATTTTTCATCTCTTCTTTTAGTTCATTAAGTTCTTTTTTCAATTCGGAATTCTCTTCCTTAACAGACTTGACCTCAGACTTAATACCTTCGACCAACTCCTTATTCTTCTGCTCGGCTTGAGTATCCTCTCTAAAGCTCTTCAGCTCCTTCAAGACTTCATTTAGAGCCTCTGAGGAGCGACTTTCGCTTGCAGCCTTCTCCTCTTTCTTGTTAGGTTCTGTCATTTGTTTCTCCTTGTTATTTGATTTAACATCTGACATAGTGGCTTGTGCATTCGCGGGGACTGCCACAAGCGAAATTTCAAGTAATTCT